GCGCCGCCGGCTGCTGCGCGGGCACGGCCTTGGATACCCAGCGAGGCCGCGACGGATTCGGCGCCCTTCACTTCTGCCGCCGACTGGTAGCCCGTGTTCGCGGCCGCCGAGTAGTCGCCCGTGTTCGTGGCCGCCGAGTAGTCGCCCGTGTTCGTGGCCGCCGAGCGGTTGCCCGTGTTCGTGGCCGCCGACTGGTAGCCCGTGACGAGGGTCTGCTCGATGGACTTGTCCAGCTTGCCCATTACCCAATCCACGGCGCGGGCGACCAACACCGGCAGGCCGATTTCAGCCTCCACGGTGAGGGTGGCGCTGGCGACCTTGCTGTCGTCTTCATGCCGGGACAGCTTGCCGGATGCCTTGACCACAGCGAACCGACTGCCGGCCGGGTGGTAGTAGTTGAAAACGTCGATCGGGTACTCGCAGGAATGGAACCCCGACTCGCAGGCTTTCACTTCACCTTCGTGCTCGTAGGTCTTGCCGACCTCGAACTGGAATCCACGGCACTGCATGTTCCTGTCGAAGCCCTTAAACGAGGTGACGACTTCCTGTTGAACCGGTTCGTGCGAAGAACATGAATCGGTCGCTTGCGTTGTTTTCTTTGCCACGGTTTCTCCCCCTCGGAGACGCCGCCCACTTGCGGCGGTGCGGCTTGGCCGTTCTTGCGAGTCGTTCTGAGGTAGCCTTTCGTTTTTTCACCGGACCTGTGGCTTGTTCCCGGACTTGACCGACTCGCTTGAAACCTTGGTCCTCGGCTTTCCACCGTGGGGCGCTGTGCGCTTGAGCTACTTCCCTGCTATTCCCCGAAGTCCATGAGCCGTTGGCGTCGCCTGGTCTAAGTTCATCGGGCTGGTCTCTCCCAGTTGTCGCGGGGCTTTCGTTCTCCCGTTACGGCCTGTGTCGCTTTCAGGCTGCGGTACTGATTGCCGGCATGACTCCCGGTTTCCTTGCCGACTTGATGCGAGACTCGGCGCCGGACTCTTGCTGCTCTGTTCCCCGTCGCTCTTGCGTTGGCCCTGTAGTCGGTGACTGGTGCCGGCCCCTGGCGCTCCTGCTGCGTTACTGGCCTGCTGCTCTACGGTGTTGCGTGATGCGTTGGATGTATTACACCAGACGGTGCAATTAGTGTCAACACCGCGCGGTGTATTTTTTCTGAATTATTTCCTCGCCGAACTACAGACGAAAAAAAACCCGCCGAAGCGGTTAGTGTTGCCAGATTACACCGGCCGGTGTATTCTCAGCGGCCATGGAACTCAAACAATTCATCACCTCAGTCCCCTTGGACGATAGAGACGGTTTCGCAGATCGCTGCGGAACGTCATGGGCTCACATTCGAAACGTCGCCCTCTATGGGAAGACATGCGGAGAAAGTCTCGCAATAAACATCGAGCGCGAGTCCAACGGTCAAGTCACCTGCGAAGACCTTCGCCCTGACGTCGACTGGGCGTATCTGCGCGGGACAAAGCGGCCCGCCTGACAGGACATGCGTGACACCGGCCGGCTCGGCCCACGACCGCGACGTGAACGCCGCGATCAACCTAAAGAACATGGCCGTGAGTTCCACGGTCGCAGCCTGTGGAGAGGAAGGCTCTGGCCCGACGCGCAAGCGCCGGACGAAACCGGCCTCAACGAAGCAGGAAGTCAGCTTTGTTCCTGTTTAGGCAGGAATGAGCAAGTCTGACAGAACGGAGCTGTTCAAATGATGCCGACAACCATTTCCAAACCCACGGCTAGGCAACGCGAGCCGAAAAGCGGGATTCCGAGACCGCCTGCCGCTGGGTTCCCATTTCTCGGCGTTTTGATCGGAGAAAACACATGAGCACCTACGCAGAAAAGCTCAAGCACCCGCTGTGGCAACGGAAGCGGCTCGAAATCCTCAACCGCGACGGCTTCAAGTGCGCGCAATGCGTGGAAAAATCATTAGCCGAGGCGTCTTCAAATGCCTGACGATTCACTTTTACCGCTCACGCCGCCTGAGTGTGACCTGCGCGACTTCGCGTTCATGCCGCTTGATGTTGTGCGTTTGCGCGACAGCGATATATCGGCAGTGTCCTCAGGCGATGAGTTCCGGTGCGCTGTTCTTCTCTGGTGCGCATCGTGGCATCAAGTACCAGCGGCGAGTCTTCCAGACGACGACATCGTTCTCTCTCAACTATCCGGATACGGGCGCGTCGTGAAGGAGTGGAAGAAGCTCAGGGCCGGCGCGCTGCGAGGCTGGATCAAGTGTTCAGACGGCCGGCTCTATCATCCGGTGGTCGCCGAAAAGGCAAATGAAGCATGGGCGCGCAAGCTCGAACAGGCCTGGCGAACGGAGTGCGGGCGGATCAAGAAACTGAACCAGCGGCACTATATTAGCCTGCCATTCCCTACGCTCGAACAGTATTTGTCCCCGGATTATGTACCGCCAAAAGCGCCATCTGTCCCCGATTTGTCCCCAGGGACATTAACACCGTGTCCCTCGGGACAAGATACGCCTGTCCCCGATTTGTCCCCAGGGAAATGCACTCCAATAGACAGTGGACAGGGACAGGGACAGGGACAGGGAGATTTATTAAAACCCAAGGGTGAACAAGCGGCGTCTACACCTCAACCGGTACCGCGCGACGAACCGCCCGCCGCCGCCATCGATCCGATTACAGCGAGGGCAATCGAACTGTCCGCGCTGCTCACCCGCCGCGGAGCGGCACTGCAGGCGAGCAATCCCACCGTCAGGGGATGGGCAGAGCGAGGCATCACCGATGCGCAAGCCCTGACGGCGCTGGAAATCGCGGAACAGCGACGCTCCGACCAGGCGAACCCGCAGGCGATCAATGCCGGCTTCCTGAACGCCATCCTTGGCGACGTGATCGCGCCGAAGGCCAGAGCCTCACCACCCGCCAGAAATACCCGAGAGGCAAGGATTTCGAACTACGCCGCAGAGGCGGCACGAGCGAGAGGCGAACATGAAAACGAGCACGGCACTGGCAGAACTGAGCGGGACATCACGGGAGAGTCCGTCCGCCTTGCCTGACAGCTGGATCGAGAAGCTGTTCCAGCGCATGGAGGACCGCTACGGCGACTTGTGGGCAACGCGCTACGGATCGTTTCCCAGGGAACGGGTGAAGCGCACCTGGGCGGAAGACCTCGGCGACCTGAGCGGCAAGGAAATCGCCCGAGGCGTTGCGGCGTGTCGGTCGGCGAAGTTCCCGCCGACGCTTCCCGAGTTCCACTCACTCTGCCGCCCGCCGATCGATTTCGAATCGGCGTTCCTCGAGGCCGTGCAGCAGATGGCGGCGCGCGAGTCGGGAAATGACCGCTGGAGCTCCCCGGCGATCTTCTGGGCGGCCGTGACGATCGGCGCGTTCGACCTGAGAAACGGTTCGTGGTCGTCGCTGGAAAAGCGCTGGCGGAAGGTGCTGCAGGCCGAGCTCGACAAGGGCGAGTGGCAACCCGTCCCGGTTCGGGCTGTTGCGCTTCCGGCGCCTCCGGTGACGAGGGAGTCGCGAGAAGCCGCAGAGCGAACGCTGCGCGAACTCGGCGGGCGACTGAAGAACGTCGGCGACAAGTCGTGGGCGGAGCGAATCATCGAGCGGATTGCGGCTGGAGAAAAGGTGCCGTATCAGGCTCAGAAGATGGCGAAAGAGGCGCTGGCCAGCCTCGACATCAACGAAAAGGAAGAAGCATGACCCATGTCGAAACCGTTGGAAGATCTGCTGGCCGAGTACGTGCTGAGTTTGCAGGACGGACCGTGGATGCGGCCGTATTTCAAAGCGTGCCTGGCGCTCTGGCGGGAGACGTACGGCGAGACGGTCGCGAACCGGGTGCTGAAGATCGTCAGAGACCGAAAGCGCGCACCGCAGCGCTGAAGCAGGCCTCGTGCAGAGCCAAGGCGCACCGCCTGGCGCGGGAGATCGGCATCAAGCCGGGGACGCTACGGAACCGCATCGAAAGCGGGTGGAGCCTTGAAGAAGCACTGAAAAAGGGTTTCTAACTGTTCGTTAAATACTTGTATATAGTTGCGAGTTTATATACACTTTAATCATGTCTCGCAAGCTCGTACCAATCCATGAAGCTGCCGAAGCGCTTGGCGTCTCGGCGCAGACCCTTCGCCGCTGGGAGCGCGAAGGGCGGCTGTTGCCCGATGAGCGCACGGCAGGCGGGCGCAGACGCTATGACCTTGCCCGGCTCAAGCCAGAGATGTTCCGCTCGCAAGCCGAGGCCGCGCGCAAAACGGTTGCCTATGCTCGCGTCTCCAGTCACGATCAGAAGGACGATCTGGAGCGGCAGAAGCAGGTGCTCGAACTGTATTGCGCTCGCCAAGGCTGGACGTTCGAGGTCATCGCCGATCTGGGCTCCGGCATGAACTATCATAAGAAGGGCCTCAAGCGGCTGCTGGACAACGTGGTGGAAGGCTGCATCGGTCGGCTGGTCATCACGCATAAGGACCGGCTGCTTCGCTTCGGCGCGGAACTGGTGTTCGCCATCTGCGAGGCCAAGGGTGTCGAGGTCGTGATCCTCAACCAGGGCGAGGACACGACGTTCGAAGAGGATTTGGCGAAGGACGTGTTGGAGATCATCACGGTGTTTTCCGCCCGGCTGTATGGCAGCCGCTCGCGCAAGAACCAGAAGCTGCTCGACGGCGTGAAGGCCGCCGTGGAGGCGTCGCAATGCTGATCGCCCACCGCATCGCGCTCGATTCGAACAACGTCCAGGCCACGTACCTGGCCCGCGCTGCTGGCACCGCCCGCTTCGCCTACAACTGGGCGCTGGCCGAATGGAAGCGGCAGTACGAGGACTGGAAGGGCGACAACAGCCTGCCCAAGCCCACGCAACACGCCTTGCGGCGGCAACTGAACGCCATCAAGCGCGAGCAGTTCCCGTGGATGCTGGAAGTCACCAAGAACGCGCCGCAGATGGCGATCATCCAGTTGGGGCAGGCGTTTCAGAATTTCTTTGCAGGCCGGGCCAAATACCCTAAGTTCCGCAAGAAGGGCGTGCACGACCGTTTCACGCTCACCAATGACCAGTTCAGCATCGACGGCTGCCGCATACGTATCCCCAATTTGGGATGGGTGCGTATGCGCGAGTCGTTGCGCTTCACCGGCAAGATCATGTCGGCCACGATCTCCCGCGTGGCCGACAGGTGGTTCGTCAGCATCACCGTGGACACTCCCGACACTTCGCATCTGCCAAAAGCCGAAAACCAAGGTGCGGTGGGTGTCGATCTGGGCGTGTCGGCGCTGGCGACGCTCTCGACGGGAGAACCCCCAATCCCAGGCACGAAGGCCCACAAGGCGCTGCTGGACCGCTTGCGCAGGCTCTCGCGGAGCCTGTCGCGCAAGGAAAAAGGATCGGCCAACCGCAAGAAGGCTAAAGCCAAACTGGCGAAGCTGCACGCCCGCATCGCGGCCATCCGCTCGGACGCCCTGCACAAACTCACGACGGACCTCACGCGCCGCTTCCACACCATCGGTATCGAGGATCTGAACGTGCGCGGCATGATGGCGAACCGGCACCTGGCCCGCTCCATCGCCGACATGAGCTTCTTCGAGTTCCGGCGGCAGTTGGAATACAAGGCCGCAATGCGCGGCGGGCATGTCGTGGTGGCGGATCGCTTCTACGCCAGCAGCAAGACGTGCTCGGCGTGTGGACATAAGCGGGAGACGCTGCCGCTGTCGGTTCGTGAGTGGACATGCTCGGCCTGCGGCTCGGCCCACGACCGCGACGTGAACGCCGCGATCAACCTAAAGAACATGGCCGTGAGTTCCACGGTCGCAGCCTGTGGAGAGGAAGGCTCTGGCCCGACGCGCAAGCGCCGGACGA